TCCAGAACATTATTTACATAATAATCTTTAGGGTCTACTTTTCTTTCCATGCATTTTACATCTGCTTTGTAACCATTCCAATCAATATCATATCCTCCATCAAATCCTCCGAGCCCTGTCATAAGTTCTATACCTAGATAGTCTCTTATGGTGTTTTCTCCTACTATTCCTATGTATTGATTTCTCTTGTTGCCATCTGCGAATCCTCTTTTACCGAAGTTAGTCCTCTCTACCAACTTTTTAGAGTAGGTAATGATTTCTTCGTTGAGAGGTATTTTAAGCATTTTAGTCTAGCAGATTGATTTGTTCATATTTTTTAAGTAGTTCTTCGTATTGTCTTTTTAGTTCTAGGTTTTGTTCTAATATAGTTTCTATGTTTAATTCTAGTCTGTCTCTTGTTTTTTCATATCCTAATAACTTTTTAAATCTATCAGTTACTTTGCTATATGTGTTAAATAATCCTTCATCTTGCTTTAACCAGAAAGGTAAAGAATTAGCAGCATGCATAACAGTTGCATGATTCTTCCCCACAGACTTACCTATTTTTAAATAAGTCATGTTAGTGTACTTACGTAGTAGTGCATAGTACATTGCTCTTGCTTCGACATTTTCTCTGTCTCTGCAATGCTTTACGTGTTCATTGTCTAAATCAATGTTAGTCTCCTCTTTTATTATATTTTTTAAATCTGTCGTGATCATAATATTTGTTTTCGTTTATTGCCTTTAATATTCCAGCACATGCCTCGTAGTTCTCTAGAACTTCGTACAGCTTTATAGCTTTTTCTAATTCATCAATTGATGCTCCAGATGCTAAATCCATTAGTGCCATTAGATAATATCTTTCTATATCTTCATTCAAGCGTTCCACGTAACACATATTCATTTAATTCAGACTTCTTTGTTACGAAATACTCTTCGAATGTTTTAATTGCTCTTTTTACTTTTGCCTTCCCTGATAAATAAAAACTCTCTGCACAATCCCACATACCTAAATCTCCTTTATTTTTATCTATTACAAAGAAATAAAATTTATCATAAGTTACGTTAAATAATTCACAATAGATGTATAACTGTACATCATAGGAATATTTTTTCGCTGAATAAGGAAATGCTTTTACATCAGATGTTGTTTTTAAATCTGCTATAAACCCATCACCAATTATATCTGCTTTAGCTCTAAAAGGATAACCTTGCAACATTCCTATTGCAGGTATTTCAAACTTTGCAGTTCTTGTTAATCTTTGCCATAAGTCATTTTGTAATAATGCATCTACTGTATACATTGCTTGGTCATATTCTTTTCTTGTATATACAAACTCACTTCCTCCTACCTCTTGTACTTTAGCTTCATACTTTTTTGTTCTTGTTGATTGTACTTCTACTATATGTATTAGGTTGTTTACTTTGTCTGGTTCTAATGCTGCTAGATGTATAAGTCGTCCTGCTTTAAACGCTGGGTTGTCTGATTTAAAGTTTAATGATCTTGCATAAGACTTTGGACTGTCTAATAAATATTTTATAGAAGAAGAACTCAATGCCCACTTTCCTAGTTCACCATAGTAAAAACTATCGTCATCCATTTTAGGAATCAACTCACTTGTAGTATATTTCTTTCCGTTTAGTAATGTAATTATTTTGTCATTCATAAGCATATCTAATATTATTAAATCCAATATAATGTTTTTATAATTCTTTCTCCAACTGCTTTTACAACATCTACAGTTACTGCATTACCACACATCTTATATCTTTGAGTGTCAGAGTTATCTTCTGCAAGTGTCCAATTATCAGGAAAGCCTTGTAATCTTTCACACTCTATAGGAGTTAACCTTCTAATTCTATTTTCTGTTTTTACTCCGTTTGGATTTGATGATCTAATAGTAAAAGCATCTTGACTATCTTTTCCTATCATTGTTCCATTTTTATAAGCAAATGTTTTTTTTGACTGTCCTATCTGAACAGGATTTACTACTGCTTGATTGCAACTTGTTTCTAATGTTTGTGCTTGTTGTTTTCCTACTCTACCTCTACGAGTTTTAGAGTTTGGTTGTGATAAATTAACACTATCTCCAGGTGCTGCGATTTCATACCCTTTTTTTGTGGCTGATTTTACCTGTATATATATATCATCATTCCAAGAATAACCTACTCTTTTTGTGATAGATTGTATGTTTTCAATTTGGGTATCTTTCTTTTGCCTATTTGCTGTCCTTGTCTTGCTATCATTTTTTTTATTAACTTCTCCGATAGGAAATACTTGTCCTCTACTTCTGTTTGGAGTATATCCGACAAGGTAGATTCTCTCTCTATTTTGGGGTAGAAACCAGCTTGTATTAAGCAGTTGCCATTCAAGTCTATAACCCCCAATGTTGGTAAACGCTTGCAAGATTGCTGCAAAGTCTTGGCGATTGTTTGAGGAGAATGTTCCTTTAACATTTTCCCAGATAAAAAAATCTGGTCTGCATTCTTCGATAAGCCTAATTGCTTCAAGGATAAGGCTTGATCTGTTTCCTTCCATACCTTTTCTTTTTCCAGCAAGGCTAAAGTCTTGACAAGGACTTCCGAAAGTGATAGCGTTGATTCTTGGGAGTTCTGCTCCTCGAACATCTGTAACTGATCCGACATAAGTACTATTTTTAAAATTGTGATTGTAAGTTTTTATTGCATATTTATCTATTTCAGAGTAGTAAGAATTTACTTTAAATCCCGCTTGACTTAATCCTAAATGAAAGCCTCCTATTCCGCTAAATAAATCAAGTAAATTTATATTCATTCTCCTTTTTCTAATTGTGTCTCTAGTTCAGCAAGTGCTCTCCATGCTACCTTACCTAAATGCAACATGCCATCATCATCTATTGGGTCTAATGTGTGGTCTATAAGATGTCTAGTTAATGCATCTAATTGGTCTGTTGATTTAGTTTTATCCCAATGTAGTGGTTTCTCTGGATGATGTTGCTGGTTACCCTGATAACTGATTTTTGATACATATCTTATTGCTCTAGGAAAATACTTTAGTACTCCTGTAAATATTGGCATTTGTTTTCTTTCTTCGTGCTTTGTCATAGTAATCCCATTTTTTTAGCTTTCCTATACTTCATTGCTTCTTTCTCAAATTGCTTGGTTTCTTGTTCTGCTCTTCTTGCTCTTTGAATAGCTCTGATCTTATCGTTTCTATATGATGAAATAGTTTTATCAAATGTTTTTCTTTCATACTCTAGGTGTGCTACATATATTCCTATTTCTGCTAGACAAGTTTTACAAAGCTTTATGTCTTCGTTGTCTGATTTATTACCCCATTGGATTAATTTATTTCCAAGAGTTTCATAGTTTGTTAAATATTCTAGTTCTTTTATTAGTTCCATTTTATTTGTATTCATTGTAAATTGCTTTTAACTTATTGTAAACCCCATTTACAAAACAAGGACTACAACTTGTCGGTTTCTTATTGTCTTTAAATACTCTGTTATATATTATAAGTATTCTTGCTGTATCTTTTATTTTATTTGTTTCATTTTCAAATATACCTTTTAAAAAATTATATTCATCTTCTGTAAATAATTCAGGCATTCTATAAGGAAAAAGGTCATTTAGTTTCTTTTTTCTTTTATCACACCCACAGTCTGCATCTAATGCATCTGCTACAGTATCTACTACTTTTTTTATTCCTGTTGCTGTTGTTATCTTCTCAACAGTATCACCAAACCCTTTTGACGATCTAGCTTTATGATATTCAAAATTTGCTTTAAATGTTTTATAATCGCTCATAATCTTCGTTTTTGTAATCTTCGTAATCTTCTGATAATTTATCTTTAATTATACTTTTTGCATTTTTTAATGTATTAAATATACTTACCCAACTTATTTTAGTTTCTGATGCAATCTTTCTTATACTCATGTTTGTATCTCTATACAAAATAAATAATTTTTTATCATACCAATGCCAGTTGTCAATCTCATTATCTATTTTTTCACAAATCATATTATAGGCTTCTTGTTCTCTCATATCATTTGTTTGTTCTAATTGAAGTATACCATCATCGATAGAAACTTTCCTAACTTTACGCTTGCTGTTATAATAAAGATAATATGTAGTACGCAAAGTAAAATACATGTAACCCCTACGTATATTCCCATTTTCAATAACTTTCTCTGGTTTAGCATATTTATATAATATTAAATAACTTTCTTGCACAATGTCCTCTGCATAATCATACTCGCCAAAACCATTGACAATTCTGATCCATTCTTTATGTTGTTTCGCAACTATTTCTAACCACTTGGCTGTTCCCATTTCACAGTAACATTTATAAAACCAATACAACATTGTAGTGTGTATTCGTCAAATCCATCATCATATTGTTCTTTGTGATATAGGAAACCCATCATAAAACCTTTTATAAGTGCAATATATATATCAGCAAATTTTACTTGTCCGATAATTACAAATATTGTAGTTATAATAAGTAGTATAATAAGTATCAAAATAATAGTTCTTTTTTGTTTTTCTCAATTAATTCTTTATCCATAAACGTAAAGCCTATGTTGTTTTTTTCCATACGTAATTTAATAGGTTCATCAAAAGGTGTACATCTTCCTCCTGTTTCCATTTCTTTTATTTTTAATATATAAAGATTAGAATAAACCCAATCTGTTGGATGAGATGTGTATCTATGAATACATATCAAATCATCACAACGGTTTCCCCATTTACCACCACCTTCTACACTAGCCATATTAAGAGGCATAGGTAGTCCTTCATATTCGTGTCCTTTAGGGTGTAGTCTTCTTAATGCTTCTGTTACTCCATGTGCATTTAGAAATACAGTAATATTATTTTTCTTTGCAAACAATCTAAACTCTGTACTTACTTGATAATCGTACTCATGTCCTCCTACTTCTTTGTATAGTTGTTTGTCTTTTATTAGAGAGTTATAAGGGTCTATTAGTATTGAATCGTATTGCCATATACCTTTTATGTCTCTTGCTTCTTCTAAAAGCTCTGAATATGTGTAAAGTTCTTCTACATCTATAATCTTAAAATGTTTATCAGACCAGTTTAATGCATCTTGAATCTCTGCGTCTTCTGCCTGTGTTATAGGTTTACGCATTTTAAACTCTACTATTTTTCT